TGATGAAGGAGATTATAGAGTGTGGGTTATAGACCCTCAAACAGGAAATGCCGTACCTCTTGGAGAAATGGTAGAGTTTATGGGAGGAGATATTAGAGAAACTCCAGGTGGCCAGCCTTGTACAGAGTACACTTTAGATTTAAGTGGAGCTGTTGTAGATGACCCACTTACTTTTGTAGTAGGAATTAGTTATGAGGATTGCTTTTTAAAACCTCAGCAAATGATGGGCACAATAGAAGAGTTAGATGGCCTTACTATTTGTGTAGGTAGAGGGTTACCTTATACAAATTTAGGAGGTTTTGTTGCCGGAGTTGTTTGTGATTTAAACTTTGGAAATCCTGAATGTAGTGAATATACCTGGGATTTGACTGGATTACCACTTGATGATTTAGTTACCCTTGGATATAAAACTTGTGGATCAGGAATAGATGAAAAACTTGAAGACACCCCTAGAAATTTAGGAAATATTGTTAGTTTTTGTGCTCAAAATGGAAGTCCAACAGCAGTATCAGGTGTAATTAGTTATGTAGGAGTGTGTTCACTTTAAAATCAATATATGAGAATTATTCAAAAATCAATACTTCAGCTAAAAGGTGCTGAGTATTACATTTATCACTTAAGTATTATCAATCCTTTTTTACCTATAGAGTTGACTCCAAAAGAAAGAGAAGTTCTTGGGACCTTTATGTCATTCAAAGGAGACTTAGCTGATAAAGACAGATTTGGTACTACTTTTAGAAAGGAAGTAAAGACCATGCTATCCATGTCAGATGGCGGATTATCTAATCACCTTACTTCTCTTAAGAGTAAAGGTGCAATTCAGGAAGATTTACAAGGAGTTATGCAAATAGCACCTATACTTATTCCGGAAGAGAAACAACAGTTTTATCAATTTAAAATAGTGCAAGAGTAATGAAGTTGTTACATCCTGATTTAGTTGAAGAGTACTATAACTCTATCAAAGAGTCCTATCCAGACCTAACATTAGAGCAATGCAATGAGATTTGTTCTGCTCCTTTTGTTGAGGTTAGAAAAGGGATAGAATCAGGGGAATTTCCAACTGTAAGATTAAAGTTTTTTGGTACATTTGTAGCATACCCTAAAAGAGTAAAAGCAATCTTAGCTCAGTATGAAAAGATGTTTAAAGAACACAAGATTACTCCTCACAACTATTTTAAAAAGAAGGAACAATTAGAAAAATTTTTAAACAAGCAACATGAGAAAAAGAATAACTTGGTCTAATGTAAAGGCCTACATTCAGGGGCACATTAGAGAGAAACTCTTCTATAGTAAGAGATGGAATTGGCTACTTCCTCTTCATATTTATGAGCAGATTAATTACAGGTTATTTGTAATGAATAAAGAATGCTACTCTAATGGAGAGTGTATTCATTGTGGCTGTGCTACTCCGGCATTACAAATGGCAAATAAAACTTGTGAAGGTCTATGCTATCCTTATATGATGGATGAAACAGATTGGCATATTTTCAAAAGAGAGTATAATATTGAGTTTAGATATTGGAATTCTTCTAAACCAAGAGAGTTTGAACTAAGAATATCACATAAAAAGACAGTATTATGAGTTATTGGAAAAACCCCACTATTAATTTAGGAGTTATTAAAGCAGGAACTCCTATGAAAGTTGTATTTGAAGGTAAGCCTGGACTTCCTAAAATTGAAAAAGTAACTGCTTATTGTGGATGTACTAAAACTAGTCTAGATCAAGACAAAAAAGAGTTAGTTATTACTTATAGCAATAGAAGTATTCCTGCTCAAGTGCAAGGGCCTCAGCAAGTTGTTAAAAAGATTGATGTATTGTATGATACAGGAGTAACTGAGACATTAACTATTAGAGCAATAAGAACAAGATAATGGCAAATAAACTTACCATAGCAGATTACTTACGGTTAGCTAAAGCTACACCTACAGTAGAGAAAGAGTTTGAATATTTTAAAGAGTCTATTTTTAATAGGACTCTTATTTGGGAAGGAGTAAAGAACCCTAAAGCTGGAGGTAGCCTGCACAATGTAGCAGGAGACTCAGGAGGTTGGACTTTATGGGGAATTGCATACAATCACAACAAAGAGATGTTTAAAAATTTTGATGATTTTAAAGACACAACTTATGAAGAAGCTGCGGCTATTGCTTACACTAAGTATTACAGAGCTATTAATGCTTTTATACTACCTCTTGAATCTAGGCTTATGTATTTTGATACTGCTTATAATATGGGGAATGTTAGGGCAATCAAGATAATGCAAGGGTGTGCAGGAGTGCCCCAGGATGGAATCATTGGTCCTGCCACTAGAGAAAAAATGCAGTATGTAACTGAAGAATGTTTATATAAGGCCAGAAATACTGCCTACAACAATCTTGTTAGAGCAAACAAAGCTTTAGGTAAGTTTTTAAGAGGATGGTTAAACAGATCAACAGCAATCTTTAAAGTATAAAGTATGTCAAAAAAATTTAGAATGTACATTACTACACTATACATTGACTTTCAAATAGGAGTTAGTGTAATAGGTCTACCAGATTTTCACTCACATGCATTAATCATTTCAAAAAGTGTAAATGAAGTTGATGCTAAAAAATACGGACTATTATGAGTTTATTATTTACAGTAGAGAGCAAAGTAGTATCTCCTACAACAGAAACCCTTCTTATGTTTCCTTTTAGAGAAATATGGGAAAGAGATGATTCAGCAGATAAAAGATTTGCTATTGAAGATATGTCATACATAGAGTTTATGGCATCAGTACAAAAGTCTAATCCTTACTCAGGTTATCCTGAACATCAAAGACCTGAAAAGATTATTAAGGATATAATTACTAGAGCAGAATGGGACCAAGATGATCCATTAATTCTTGCCGGTATAGAAAAACTAAAGCAATTTCAAGCAGAAGCTTCAGTGACTTACAATTACTATATGGCTGCTAAAAATGCTGCAGAAAAGATGCAGTTATTTTTTACAACATTTAGTATGGCAGATGTAAACCTGAGAACAGGTGCTCCAATCTACAAACCTAAAGATATTACATCAGCTTTAAATGATACCTCTAGAGTACTAGAAAACCTCAATACTCTAAGGGAAAAAGTTGATAATGAGATATTTGAAGAAGTTAAAAAGAAAGGGCAAAAAATAGTAAGTCCTTTTGCAGACCCTTCAAGTTTAAAATAATTGTTTATCTTTACACTTTATTATTTAATAATTTAAATCAAAACATTATGGCAAAAGTAGTAAAAGGCAGATTAATTGAGGTTGATAATACAGACAGAAAGTTTGGTTCAGCTTTATCCTATATTGCAGTGCAAGTAGAAGATGAAAATGGATCTAATGAAAGATGTATTCTTTTCACTCAAGATGAAATCAACAAAGCTCATGAAAGAGCTAAAAAGAATCCTGAAGACCTTACTGAGAAAGGATTTTTCACAAACTTATTTGACTAATTTAAACCTTAGAAAACATGGCAAAGAACTTAGCATCTATGTTAGATGATGATGATATGGAAGAAGTAACTTCTACTACATCTGCAAAAGGAAACAGAGGCACTATCCCTGCTTTATTACTTAAAGCAAGAACTGATGCTCACTTAACTCACTTGAGACAAAAAGACAAAACTCTTGCACTACATAATGCTATGAGTATTTTCTATGATTCAGTAGGAGATTTAGTAGACACTTATATTGAAACTTCAATGGGTATTGATGACTCTTTTACACTTGAAGAAGTAGATGAATCAGAAGTTATTACTAATCCTTTGGTTTATTTTAAAGATTTGTATAACACTATCTTAGTAGAAAGAGAAAGTATTAAAGAACCTTTTCTTTTAAATCAAATTGATGAAATGACTCAACTTATTGCTCACACTTTGTATAGACTTAAAAACATTGTAACATAATGGCTAAGATGATGAAAAGAAAAGATGGTTCTGTATCACAGAAAGGTCTTTGGGATAACATTAGAGAGAATGCAGGGTCTGGAAAGAAACCTACAGCAGCTATGTTAAAACAGGAGAAAAAGATTAAGTCAAAAGGTAAATAATACATGAGTCAATTAGGATCTATCAGGAACCCAGATGGGATTTGGATTAACACAGAGGTGTTTCGGGAAGAAGCTAGAAAATTTCAGAAGTATGGGTCATACTGTCTGGATCCCTGGGGTTCTCCTGATTGGTATTCTTATTGGCAAGAACAAAGAAATAGAATCATTAATGGTTACTCTGTAGGTGGTGTAAAGATTACCGGAGACCATTATTTTTATTTAAACTTCTGTCCTATCTTAAAAGTAGAGGACACAACAGCTAAAAAATCTGCTAAAGTAACTGACTTCCCTGACTTTTGGGATGGAGATTACAACTACTTTTGGGCCAGAGAAATTGCCTTCAATGGTGTAGTTGATGGACTAGGAGTTCAAACAGAATTTGAAGAAACTTGCAGATTCCATGCTCAAACTATGCCGGAAGCTGAAGCTCATAAAAAAGCTTTAGAAAAACTATTTGCAGGACTTCAACTAGAAGTAAAAATAGAAGCTAATTACCTAACAGGAGGATATAATCTTATTGTAGGTAAATCAAGAAGAAAGGGTTACTCTTATAAGAATGCAGCTATTGCAGTTAAGAATTATCTATGTTATCCTAAAGCACTTACTATCTTTGGTGCTTATGAAAAGAAATTCCTTTACCCTAAAGGGATTTTTACTATGGCTTCTAACTACCTCAACTTTATCAATGCCAATACTGCCTGGGTTTATCCTAAAGATGTAGTAGATAAAATGGACCACGTTAAAGCCTCAACTATTGAGTATAGAAATGGGGTTAAAGTTGAGACAGGTTTCTTATCAGAAATCATGGCCTTAACCTTTAAAGATAATGCAGATGCCGCAAGAGGTAAAGATGCTAGAGATGTAATCTTTGAAGAATCAGGAGCATTTGGTACACCTGGTTTATTAAAAGGAGCATATAAAGCAACTGAGGACTGTGTTATGGCAGGGGACATTAAGACAGGTATGATTACTGTGTTTGGTACTTCAGGGGATATGGAAGGAGGTACTGCAGACTATTCTGAGATGCATTCTAACCCACTTAGATTTGGTATGTTGCCATTCCAAAACATTTGGGATGAAGACTCTGAAGATATGAAGTGTGGTTTCTTTCATCCTATTAACTGGAATATGGAAGGTTATTATGATGGTCAAGGTAACTCTGATAGAGAAGGAGCTAAACAAGTAGAACTTGCAAATAGAAAACTTCTCTTAGATAATGGAGCTACTTCTGCAGATATTCAACAAAGAATGCAGGAAAAACCATTGGGCCCTTTTGAAGCCTTTGGTATGGTTTCTACAAATAACTTCCCTGTTCTTGAACTTAAGAGACAACTTGAAATTGTCAAAGCCAAGAACTTACACATGATTATGGGAACTCCTGTCAAACTCTTTTATGACTATGAAATTAAGAAAGTTAAAGCAGAACCTATACTTGATGGTTCAGCTAATGTAATCTACAGACAAAAACCAGATAATACCTCTCTAGAAGGATGCCCTGTTATTTATGAGTACCCTGCTGAAGTTCCTCAAAGGGGTGCTTATAAAATAGGGTATGACCCTTATAGACAAGCACAAGGTACTTCCTTAGCTGCTATCTATGTTTATAAATCTGTAATCATTGGAGAAAGAACTAAGAGAATAATTGTAGCAGAATATATAGGCAGACCTGGAGAAGCAGATGATGTAAACTACATTGCTAGATTATTTGCTGAGCTTTACAATACTACAATTATGCATGAAAATGAGGTAACTCATGTCAAAGATTACTTCAGAAGAAGAAAACAATTACATTACCTAGCTTATCAACCTGATGAAGTTATTAAGAAGAATGTGAAGAATTCTAAAGTAAATAGACTTTATGGATGCCACATGAATGATCAACTTAAAGATGCAGGTGAAAAATACATTAAATCTTGGTTACTTGATGTACAAGATTATGATGATGAAGGATTTCCAATAAGAGCTTTAGACCAAATCTATTCAATAGGTCTTTTAGAAGAACTAATTGGTTATAATAGAAAAGGCAACTTTGATAGGGTTATGGCACTTATGCAAGTCATGTTCCAAGATCAAGAGGATTTACATGGTAAAGAATATGAACCTAAGTCTAATGGGAACAAGAAAGCAAAACAGCTATTAGATATGATGGGTAATATGTACCAAAAAAATAATAATAAGAACATACTTCAAAGATTAAATTAATTATTACTTTTGTAACTACTTATATTTTAGAGAGATGAATCAACCTGTTACTCAACCTAAATCTTATTCTACTGAGAGGCTTAGTAGAAAAGAGAAAGAAGATAATAACTTTCTGTGGTACAGAGAGAAGATTGATATGTATGACACTAAAGCTAACTTCTTATCCATAGGATATGGAGGGGTTAATGAGTACAAAAGAATGAGGGTTAATTATGACTTATTCAATAATATTGTTGACCTTTCAGATTTTGCTTATGTAGCAACACCTTATGGTTCAGAAATGGGAGAACTTCCTGCTCAAATGGTAAATAGAGATATTTGTTCTTATAGAGTAAAAGCTCTTATTGGAATGGAAATGAAAAGACCTTTTGGGTACAGAATTATTGCTACTAATAAAGAAGCCTCTAATAGAAAAGTAGAAGAAGAAACTAATAGAATCAGAGACTTTGTAATTGAGTCTATAATGGCTCCTATTAGACAGGAAACTGAAGCCAAATACCAACAAGAGTTAAAAGGTAGAGAACTTACAGAACAAGAAATGCAAGAGATTCAACAACAAATTGAATCTGAAATTCAATCTAAAACTCCAGATAAAATTAGACAGTACATGAGAAGGGACCATAGAGACCCTGCTGAAGTACAAGGACAACAGTTATTAAATGCTCTTATTAAAAAATTAGATGTAAGAAAGAAGTTTAATAATGGTTGGAAACATGGTCTTATTTCTGCTTATGAAGTATATTGGCTAGGAATAATCAATGGAGAACCTGCAATGAAAGTTGTAAACCCTGTTAGATTTTCTTGTGATAAAGCTTCAGACCTTGACTATATTGAACAAGGAGAGTGGGCAGCAGCAGAGTACAGAATGCACCCTTCTCAAATAGTTCAGACTTTTGATTTAGATGATAAAGAAATAGATACTCTTTGGAGAAACTATAATCACCACATTACACAAAGAGTTCATGATAACTTATTTAACTTTGATGAGTATCTAACTTATGAAGATAAAAACTCAATCAGAGTTTTACATTGTGTATTTAAAGGACTTAGAAAAGTAGGATGGTTAGACTACATTGATGAAGATGGTGTTCTTCAAACTAAGTTTATGGTAGATGAATCTTATAGACTTAATAAAGCTATGGGTGATGTTAAAATCACCTGGGAATGGATCCCTGAAGTCTATGAAGGATATAAAATTGGTATGCACATTTACAAAGAAATGAGACCTGTGCCAGGCCAATTTAAAGATCCGGATAACATCTACAAATGTAATTTACCTTACTATGGTGCTATCTATGATAACACTAACTCTCAGCCTACATCTGTAATGGATAGAATGAAAGTTTATCAGTACTATTACAACATTGTAATGTATAGACTTGAACTTTTAATGGCTTCAGATAAAGGTAAAAAAATCTTAATGAACATTAATGCTATTCCTACTGACTCTGGAATAGACCTTAAGAAATGGCAGTACTTCTTTGAAAGTACTCCTTTTATGTGGTACAATCCTGATGAAGAAGGAATGAACCAAAGTGATGTTAATACTATTGCTAAAACATTAGACCTTTCATTAGCTTCTGATATTCAAAAGTATATCCAACTTGCAGATTACCTTGAACAAAAATGTGGTAAGTCTGTAGGTATTACTGACCCTGTTTTAGGACAAACTTCAGTATCTGAGAGAGTTACAAATAACCAACAAAACCTTGTACAGACTTCACACATGTTGGAGCCATACTTTGACTTACACAACTGTATTAAAAAGAATGTACTTCAAGGTTTACTTGATTTAGCTAAAGTTGCTTACTCTACTTCTGATAAAAAATTCATTAATTATATTCTTGATGATATGTCACAAGAAATGTTGTTAATGGATGTTAACCTTTTAAATGAGAGTACTTTAGGGTTATTTATGGAAGACTCTTCTATGTCAGAAGAAATTAAACAGACTATTCAACAACTTGCCCATGCTGCAATGCAGAACCAAAAAATTGAGTTATCTGATGTTCTGAAAGTTATTAAACAAGATTCTATACAAGAAGCTGAAGAAGCATTACTTGTATCTGAAGAACTTAGAGCAGAAAGAGAACAAGCTGCTGCACAAGCTGCAGACAAAGCTAAAGCAGACTTGCAACAAAAAGCTCAAGATTGGGAAAGAGAGAAAATGTCTATTGAGCATGCTAATACCATGGAAGAAATTAATACTAAAGGAGAATGGGATATTCAGAAACAAGCTATGCTTTCTATGGGATTTGATCCTAATAAAGATGTAGATGAAGATGGTGTCCCTGATGTACTTGAAGTAGCAAGACAAGGAGTTGATGCTGAAATTCAAAGGTCAAAAGAGGCTAGAGAAAATAGAAAACTAGACTTCCAGATTCAAGATGCTAAAGCAAAGAATGCTTTAAAAGAAAAAGAATTAGCTCAAAAAGGAGCTAATTTAAAATAAAAGCTATTACATTTTAAATGAGAAGAGTTCATTTTTAAAATGTAATTTATTAAACAATTAAACTTAAATTTGTCACAGTTATGAGTGGAACAGAGAAAACCATTGATCAGTTTGCAGGTTGGGAAGAGGCTTCTCAACAACATGATTTCTTCGGAGAAACTAATCTTGTAGAAGATGTAATTACATCAGTTGAAAAAGATGATGTTGAAGATCCGGTTAAAGTAGAAGCAGCTAAAGAAAAAGCTGAAAAAGAAAAAGAAGAACAAGAGTTAATTGACAAGCAATTTGAAACTTTTGAGTCAACTTCAAAAATAACAGAAGATGATGATGAAGATAGAGGAGGGCAAGGCAATGCAAATGCAGAACCTGTAACAGGAACTCCAAAAGCTACTTTATCTTTCTTAAAAGAAAGAGGATTAGTAGAATATGAAGAAGATCCTGAAAAGCCTTTGACAGATGAAGATGCTGAGAATTTAATTGAAGATTCTTGGGAAGCAGCTTTAGAAAAAGAAGTTGAGTCTACTATTAAAGAATTACCTGATGAGTTAAAGCAACTTATTAAGTATGCTTCTAAAGGAGGAGATGTAGGAGAGTTATTAAGTAAGATGGTGCAACATGCAACATCAGGAATTAATAAAAATAGTGACATTGAAAATGAAGATGTTCAGATTCTTGCAGTCACTATGGATTTAAGAGCACAAGGTTATGACCAAGAGTATATAGATGACCAAATTGAGTTCTTAAGAGAAAAAGACAAACTTGAAGGAATAGCTAAAAAGTCTTTTGATAAAATTGTAGCAGAACAAGAAGCTGAAACTGCAGGACAAGTTGAAAGACAAAAGCAAGCCTTAGAAGCTAAAAAGAAAGCTGCTAGAGAGTATAAGAGTAACATCACTACTCATATTAACAGCTTAGAAGATGCAGGTGGATTGCCAATCTCTAAACAAGATAAAACAGTTCTTCCTACTTATATCTCAGAACCTACTGTAGAGTTACAAGATGGTAGATTTGTAAGTGAAATGCAAGCTGATTTATTTAAGGTAATGGCTGATAAAGACAAGATAGTTCTTTTAGCTAAACTCTTAAAATCAGATTTTGACTTTAGTGCTATTGAGAGAAAGACTCAAACAAGAGCAGCTAGAGGTATTAAAGAGGAAATTCAAAGAGCTGATAAAACAGCATCTATAACAAGTTCATCTAGTGGAGGTCACAAACCACAGAAGAAAGCGGTCTGGGATATGCTAGACTAAAATTTTTTAAAACAATTATTAACTTAAATCTAAATTAAAATGGCTACATTAGGAAGTAGACTTCTTGTAAAAGAGATGGAGTGGAATGCCAACATGACTGAGCAGTCCCACTTGGGAGCAGCTTTGATTGCTAAACCACACCGTATCTTAGGAGAAATGGACAAACTTTTCTCTGCTCAGAACTACTACTCTGATAACCCTATGTCTTCATTGTTGATGGGTAATTCCAAAACTGAAGAGACTATTGGTAACACAGAGTGGGAGTGGGAATTGAAAGGTGCCAACACTAGACCACTAGTTGTTGTAGAGAATGTTGAATCAGAAGGGAATTTAACCCCAGGAAAATTCAAAAAAACATTCAAAATTAAACTTGATGAAAATTGGTATTTACCAGGTGATGTTATCATGCCAGGTACTTCTAACAAGAAATACCAAGTGAGAATTCAAAATCAAGGTGTTAAACATGGAGATGGAACAGTTTATACTGTTAGAATGAACTCAGATGATCCACAAGCTTTTATGCCTGTGAAGTATTTGAAACCAGGACAACAATGGGGTAAATTATTCTCTCAATATGAAGAAGCTGCAGAACAATCAGGTTCTACTGTATTCAGCTTACCTATTGCTTTCCGTAATAGAATGTCTAAATACCGTAAAGAGTACCGTATCACTGACTATGCTTCAACTGAAGTATTAGCAGTAGCTATTCCGGATTCTAAAGGAGCTTATCATAATTCTTGGATGCGTTATGCTGAAGTTGAATATTGGCAACAATGGTACAGAGAAGTAGAAAGAGGATATTGGTATTCAAGATCTGCTGATACTGTATTAGGTGCTAATGGTAGACCAGTAAGAATGGGTCCTGGTATTCAAGAGCAATTAGAAGATTCTCATATCCACAGATATTCTCACTTAACTGCTAAGTTAATTGAAGAGTATTTACAAGATATTTTCTATTCAAGAGTTAAGCCAGGTCAAGGCCGTCAAGTAAAAGGTTTCACAGGAGAGTATGGTATGTTACAATTCCACAGAGCTATCCAAGATTGGCAAAACAAATCAGGTTTCATTAAGAATATTGAAGTTTACACTAACAAAGTGACTAACTCAGTACACACTAATGCACTTGAAGCAGGTTACCAATTTGTGAAATACAACATGGCAAATGGTGCATCTCTTGAGTTAATCCACAATCCTCTTTATGATGATAGAGAGATTAACTTTGAAATTGATGAGGTTACAGGATTCCCTATTGAGTCACAAAGAATTACATTCTTAGACTTCTCAGGAGAAGCTAAAAATAGCAACATCAAAATCATGTGCAAGAAAGATGGTTTTGCATTTACTTATGTAGAAGGTATGTATGGTCCTTATGGTCCTAAAAATGGAGGTAGCTCAGCTCACTCTGGTTCATACTATGAAATGCATGTTGAGAAGTCTTGTGGTATTCATATCCATGACATCACTAAATGTGGAGAGTTAATCTTATCTCGTAACTAAGATGAAAGTTTGTAAACCAAAGGCAGGTGGTATGAAACCAAAGCCAAGGCCAAAAAAATAATATTGTATTATCTATCAACAAGCTCCTGTAACAGGGAGCTTTTGGTGGTAGAGGGAGTAAGGTAATCTCCTAAAAAATAAGTTCATTAATTTAAAGAGAAAAAATTATGGCATCAGTAAAAGTTGAAGTCAGACCTATTGAGCACAAGAAGTGGCACAACAAAACAGGTCAAGAGTCTTTCACAAGACCAAAAAAAATCCAAGCATTAGTAGATGGTAATACTATGAGGTATGCCACAGGATTAAGTGATGCAGATATTAAAGACTTAACTAAAAAAGGAGTTAAGTATGATTTATCAGATCACTACAATTCAGATGCTCCACACCCATTTTGGGATTCTAACATGGCAGTAGTTAAGTTAGAAAACAACACAATGTTTTTTGATATGGATAATGCTATTGACTTTATAAAAGTCAGAGTAATGAAAGCCAGCAAGTATGTTGCTAACTCTATGGCAGAGTATGAGCAAGGTATGTGGCCAGAAGCTACTCATGTTATCTATGATGAAGCAGAACAAGCTCAAGTATTAGCAAGTAAAGTAGAGCAAAAGAATACTGCTATTATTGAAGCTTCTAAATTAAGCCTAGAAAGAAAGATACAACTTATCTTAGTTCTAGGTGGTAAAAATATGAAGAATCAATCTGCAGATTTTGTTGCTGTAGAGTTGGATAAGATTATTCAAAAAGATCCAGGAGAATTTTTGAGATACTTGAATTTAGATAAGAAACAATTAGCATCACATGCTCTTGTTTTAGAAGCATTACAAAAATCAGTATTGAGAAAAGAAGGTCAAAGAATCTATCACATGGATTCTCCTTTAGGAATTGATGAAATAGAGGTTGCTGAATACCTTGCTAAAGAAGAAAATCAGGATATTAAAATGATGATATTGTCTAAGATTAATAACTAAGAGCTATGACCACTAGGGAGATGCACTATGACTTCAAAAGGAAGTTTAATAAAATAGATAGCCAAAAGAACAGAAACTTATTGGTACCAGAAATAGACTGGTTACTAAATGAGGCTGCTGAGCTATTTGTTAAAAAAGTGTCAAATCCCAAAGCAGCTAATGGTCTTGGTTTTGAATCTAGCCAAAGAATCATTGATGACATTAAGAGTATTGTTAAACCTGGAACATGGTTACCGGTTACAAATAACATAATTTCTTTACCTGCAGATTACTTGTACTTTGTAAGATGTAGAGTTAAGTTGTCAAAAAAGAATTGCAAGTCTCAAGAAGCTGTGCTCTACATTAGAGAGCACAGAGACTTGTTTGAAGAAAGTACATTTTATAATGCCTCATTTGAATGGAGAGAAGTAAATGGTGTGTACACAGACCAAGGTATTCAATCTTTTACAGATGGGACTTTTACAATAGATGAAGCAAAATTGTCATATATCAGAAAGTGGCCTTACTTTCACAATGCACAAGACTTCAATGGAGGTTCTTATGCTAATTTAAGTGGGGTTGTCTTAACAGGTACAGTTCAATGTGACCTCCCAGAACATGTACACAGAGAGATAGTTGATATTGCAGTAATGCTTGCAGCAAGTGAGGTGCCAACCTCAGACTTTCAGCTTAAAGCAGGAAAGTTAGGTTTTAATCAGATTGTTTAATTAAATAACAAAAAGTCATGAGTAATCGTAACAATGATGTTTTTTCAGTACTTGTAGAGTCTGAATGTGATGGAGCTTTGATGGATGCTGGTAATGCCATTGAAGATCTTAATGATGGACAAATAGGTGTATTTGATGCAGCTACTAATTTGTCTATTGATGCTTTTACTAATCCTATGCCAAATGAAATTTTCTTTGCACAGGCTTATCAAAAAGACAATGGGAATACTGACTACAGATTTTCTGCAGGTCAATTAATCCAAAGAAAAGGTGTAGTAGGCTTTACTGAAGTAGAGTGTTCTGAAGGTTCTCCTATGGTAGTTACTGTAGGTAATTTCAAAGCTGAGTGTGATACTGAGTATGGAATTAGAGTAGAGTTTCGTAATGCAAAAATCAACAGAATTCAAGGGTATAACCAATTTAGCAAAGCTTATATGGTTACAACTCCTTGCTGTGATGATTGTGCTGAAGGATGTGGTAGCTTAGATGCTAATGTATTGTCACAGTTATTTGTGGCTAACATTAATGCAGATGAGTCAGGTTTAGTATCTGCTCAATTTGTTGCAAGACAAGCTTTAACTATTGCTACTCATGGAGTTTCTCAAAACTACTCTGCAGGAGATGTAATGACTGATGCTGATGTTGCACAATTAATTGTGTTCAACTCAACTGCAGCTCCAGATGATTTGGTTTATGCTGATTTCCAATTAGTAAGTCAACCTTTGTCTATTGGTTCTTTCTGTCAAGTAAATCTTCACTACTACAAATTGTTAGAAACAGTTTTAATTGTTTCTTTAATTGAAGGTTTTGGATGTTCAGGTGCAACTACTGTTAATGAGTACCCTACCTATGCACAAGGTACAGGTATTAACATTCAACAAAAAGAGTACCATGCTTCAGGATGGGCAGGTTCAGGTCCTTACAAATTGTCTCAAGTAACTGGTACTGCTTATGGCAATATCACTTACTTAGCTGATAAGAACACTAGTTATAACCAAGTTATCTTGGAATATAACCAAACTTCTGAGTCAGGATGGCAAGAGTATAGTAACCCTCTAAGCACAGTATTTGCTTTCCCTTGTGGAGATGATAGTTGTGAAGACACTCAAGATGCTCTTACAACTTTCTTAAATGCTTGGATTACTAACACCCCTCTTGTAGCAGGCCCTCAAGTATAGGAAAAAGCTATTAGATAAAAACATCTCTATTTAATGTAGAGATGTTTTTTATTTTTTGTATATTTGAACCTAATAAAAACTCTTGCTATGTCATTGAATTACACTTACATAAAATACAAAGATGTCCATACTCTTGAAAACAATGAGAGTATTGAGATGAATTATGAGATTGTTAAAAATTCTTGTGATGCTAGCACAAGTATTTCTACAGGGACAATTTCTCCTGGGAATACTGTTACTATTAGTTTTGCTACAGATGGTAATTATACTATTTATCTTTCTACAACAAATGGTGATGACTCTTTCACTATCAAGTATTTTCAAAACTTACTTAAGTCTTTTATAGCTGATGCTGAAAAACTTTTATGTGGTTGTGCAAAATGTGATGAATGTGCAGAGTGTAATGAGTGCCAAGATTATTTAGGAGCTTTTATGAAATCCTTTGGATTTAACTCTGTAAATTATCCTTTATATCAAGCTTATGTAGATTTAATTGCTCAAGATACAGTATGTGATTTTACTGATGAGGTAATTTGTACTATCATTAATGAAAAAGTATTTGGTTCTGCTTCGGTAAAAGAACCTATGTTAAAAATACTAAGTTACTACTATGCAGCTTTCTATTACAAAGATTACTACATGGCTGCTGACTTTGATGAAGCAAATTACATCACAACTAAATACAAGTTTGATAAGATTGCAAAATGTATTAAAAAGTTAGGAGTAGATCCTGCAGAAATAATCCAACAATTTGAAGAAGGAAGTATGGTTTACTATTGGCAATTAGATAACACAGAAGATACTATCTCTGAAGTTATCCCTTTACTATCTCCAGCTTACATTGCAGCTAAGGCAAGTTTACCTTTTGCTACTTTTGAAGCAGGACACATAGTAGGTTACTCTCAAGTAGGAAGAATTTGCTTTGCAATTATGCCTACACAAATACAGAATTTCACTATCACAGATAGTTTAAATAATGATGTTACTGATGAGTTTGATGTGTACTATGATAATACTATGAGTCTTGCTCTGTTTGTATCTAAAATCCCATATAGCTTTAGTAACATCTACTTTAAATTTAAAAAGCTAATCTAATGAGTACAGTAAACAATATACCTACAGGGTTATTAGTACCTGCCCAAGTTCCCCTTGATGCAAAGCTATATGTAGCTAATGAAGCAAGTTTGTTGAACTTAGGAGTAGCTAATAACTTGGCTTACACTTACTATGAAGGTATGATAGTATATTGTGTAGCTGAACAAAAAAGATATGAATGGAGAGAAGGCACTATTGGAGAAATAGGATTATTGCCAGTAGGATTCACTTACCCTTCTCCACTAGTAGTAAATGGTGTTGATTATTCTAATAGGACTTTTAATTTCTACTATGTTCTTCAAAACATGAAGATAGCTAATGTGGGTATTGGTGCTCCTTGGTATAAAGGTGTAGACACACTTACTAATACTCATCAATTCAGAACTTTTACTAGTGCAGGATTGTTAATAACTACTGGTGTAGATGAAGTAAACATAGAGAATAAATCAGGTCTTAACTTAGGCACAGGAGTAGCTAGTTATAAAGGAGTAAATCCTAGTTCTAAATTACATGAGTTTAGAACTTTTAAATCTGTAAACCCTGCAATAAGTATTACACAAGTAGGAGATGAAATTCAATTTAATGCTACCTTTTATAATACTTTAATTCAAGCAGGAACTGGTATTAATGTAACTGGTACAGGAACTGCTGTAGATCCTTATATTATATCTTTAGCTCCTACTACTTCTCCTTGGCTTACAGGAGATATTAAAGAAGTATTTTGTACTCCAACTTATTTGACAACTTACTTTACTCAATCAGGACCTAATGCAGGACTTGGTATTGGAGAAAGAGCAGGTTGGGCAATTTGTAATGGCAATAATGGAACCCCTAATGATAATGGTAGAGTAGTAGTTGCTTATGGAACTTCTTATCCTGTTTTAGGTGCCACAGGAGGTTCTACTGATGCAGTAGTTGTTTCTCATGCTCACTATGTAGCAGTTACCGGTACAGAAACAACAACTAGTGATAC